ACCTCGTTATCATGTAGTTGAAGGTATTCTATCAGGCATATACAGAGATGTACCTCTTGATGGCAGTTACGATACTGTATCTTTTGGTTATGACCCTGAAATGAAACAAGCTGATGAGTCTGACTCAGTTAAAATTACAGAATACTGGGGTAAAGTACCTAAAAGATTTCTTAAACCTAGTAAAGATAAAGATGATTTTGAGTATTCAAAAAAAGACGAGTTAGTAGAAGCAGTAGTAACTATATGTAATGATGAGCATATACTTAGGGTAGAGCAAAACTTATTTATTATGGAGGATAGACCTTTTATATCCTACCAACATGATGTAGTTCCTAATAAATTCTGGGGAAGAGGAGTTTCAGAAAAAGCATACAACGCACAGAAAGCATTAGATGCTGAGATGAGAGCTAGAATTGATTCACTAGCATTAACTACTACACCTATGATGGCTGCTGACGCTACACGCCTACCTAGAGGTGTTAAGTTTGAAGTACGCCCTGGTAAAACAGTACTAACTAATGGTAATCCTAGAGATGCTATTATGCCATTAGACATGGGAACAACAGACCCAAGTACATTTGACCAAGTAAATAGCTTACAGGCTATGATTCAAATGGGTACAGGTACTTCAGATGCTGTATCAGGAGATAGAGCTACAGCTAGTGGTATGTCAATGCAACAAAGTGCTGCTATTAAAAGACAAAAGCGTACTTTAATGAATTTTCAAAACACATTCCTTGTGCCTTTAATACAAAAAGCAATGTGGAGGAAGATACAGTTTGATGTAGATAGATACCCAGTTAATGATTACAAGTTTATACCATATTCAACTATGGGTATAATGGCTAAAGAATTAGAGATGTCGCAAATGGTTCAGATGTTACAATCTATACCTGCTGACTCTCCAGCTTTTGATGTAATTTTATTAGCTTTATTCCAAAACTCTAGTATTCATAACCGTGACCAGATTGTACAGTCGTTAATGCAAGGTAATCAGCCTGATGAAGCAGACCAAGACTTAGAAAACATAGGTAATGAGTTACAAATACAACAGTTACAAGCTAATATTCAAAAAACATTAGCTGAAGCTGAAGAAGAAAAAGGTAAAGCTATGCTACATCAAGCACAAGCAGCTATGTCTATGCCTAATGAAATAGACTTAGAAGAAAAGATTATTAAACTGCAAAAAGATGCTTTAGATTTAGATAAGCTACAAGCTGATATAAGAAATCAACAGTCTGAAACAGAAAGAAACATTCCAGAAATGGAACATCTTAAATCAGAAACAATATTAAATCTAGCTAAAGCTAGGGAAGCAGGTTCTAAGGCAGCGATTAATACACGAGTACAATGAAACCTGACGAACAGTTTTTAAAAGATAGGTTAGCTTTATTTGAAACCGAAGGGTGGAAAGATTTAATGGCTGACATGAAAATTACTGAAGAGAATGTAGTTGATATACGCACTCTTGAAAGTGAAAAAGACCTTTGGCATGCTAAGGGTCAGTTGCAAGTCCTACGACAATTGCAAAGTCTAGAAGATGCAACAAAACTAGCGGTAGAACAATCCTCTTCATAAGGAATCTACCTTAATATAACTTCATAACCCAGATGGGCGGAGAACACAATATGAGTATAGTAGTAGAAGAAGCAGCTTTAACTGAAGAACCAATAACAGAAAATCAAGAAGTAGAAGAGGTACAAGCGGATTTAGTCCAAGAAGATACAGAGCTTGAAACACAACCAGAGTCTACAATTCCTGAAAAGTATGCTGGTAAATCACTTGAAGAAGTTATTGAGATGCACCAAAATGCAGAAAGAATATTAGGTAAACAAGGAATGGAAGTTGGACATCAACGGAAACTAATTGAAACTTTAATGTCTTCTCAACAACAAGCAGCTGAAGCTACCGCACCGAAAGAAGAACCAGTTCCCTTCGAGGATAGATTCTATGAAGACCCTGCTAGCGCAGTTAACTCAGCTATAGAAAACCATCCCGATGTAATTAAAGCTAAAGAAACTAGAGCTAAACAAAATCAAGCGTTGAATCAAGCACAGTTAGAAGCTTCTCATCCTGATTTTATGGAAATAGTAGAGAGTAAAGATTTTCAGGACTGGATTGGAGCAAGCAAGATACGACAAGAGTTATTCCGTACTGCTGATTCTTATGACTTTGATGCTGCTGATGAGTTGTTTACAACATGGAAGCAGATTAACATGGCAAGTAAAACTGCTGAAGTTAAAGAAAAAGAAAAAGTTAAAAGACAAAAAGCATTACAAAAGACTAGCTCAGAAACACGCTCTTCAGGAGATTCTGTAGGTGGCAAAAAGATTTACCGTAGAGCTGATTTAATCAATCTACAGGTAACTGACCCGACTAGATACGCAACTTTGGCTGATGAAATTCAGTCAGCTTACGCAGAAGGTAGGGTTAAATAATTTACTTATAATAGGAGAAGAAAATGGCGTTAGGTACTAACCAAGTCACGACTAGTGTCGCCAATAACTTCATCCCCGAACTGTGGTCCGATGAAGTTATAGGTGCGTACAAGTCAAATCTAGTGGTTGCTAACCTAGTCACTAAACTTTCTCATAAAGGCAAAAAAGGAGACACGATTTATATTCCTGTGCCGGCAAGAGGAAGTGCAAGTGCTAAAGCAGCAAACACACAAGTAACACTATCAGCAGCTACTAATACGAAAGTAACAGTCAGCATTGATAAACATTACGAGTATTCAAAGTTAATTGAAGATATTGCAGAAGTTCAAGCACTAGCTTCAATGAGAAAGTTCTACACCGATGATGCTGGCTACGCACTCGCTAAGCAAGTTGATACTGACCTTTTTGCATTAGCAGAAGGTTTACAAGGTGGTACAGTAGGCGGTACTGGTGCTTCAGCATATGAAAATGCTGTTATCGGTGGTGACGGTTCTACTGCTTATACTGGTGGTTCATCTAATGCCTCTGACATTACTGATGCTGGTATTCGTAGAATGCTTCTAACTCTTGATGATGCAGATGTACCGATGGACAATCGTGTAATGGTAGTTCCACCAATCTGTGCTAATGACATGCTTGGAATCAACAGATTTACAGAGCAACAGTTTATTGGTTCTGGTGATGCTATCAAGACTGGTAAGATTGGACAGATTTATGGTGTAGATATCTTTATCTCATCTAACTGCCCAACTCCTGCTGGTACTGACAGAGCAGGTGTATTAATGCACAAAGATGCTTTAGTTCTAGCTGAGCAAGTGGGCGTGCGTTCACAGACACAATATAAGCAAGAGTACCTTGGTGACTTGTTCACTTCAGATACTATTTATGGAGTTGCAGAACTTCGTAATGATGCTGGTGTTGCGTTTGTTGTACCGGGTTCATAGTAGTTAGTTAGGCGTAACCCCTTCTTATGAGGGGGTTATTACAAACTAATTATGTCATCCACTAAATTAAGAAACGCTAAGAAAGAAAAAGCCATTGAGTATTTAGGTGGTTGTTGTTGGAAATGTGAAGGTGTGTTTCATAGAGATATTTATGATATACATCACATAGTACCTTCTACTAAAAACTTTGAGTGGAATATATTAAGTAGAAGAAAGTGGGAAACTATTCAAAAAGAATTAGATATATGTGTATTGCTTTGTTCTAATTGTCATAGACTAGCACATCAGGAGATGAGAAAACATGCCCTTTTATGATTTTAAATGTGAGCAAGGACATATAAGTGAAGAGCTACGCTCTTATGATGAAATGAAAATGGGAATTGAATGCCCTAAATGCAGTAAACCAGCTAACAGGATTTATTCAATTAATGATGTTAGACCTAGTTACGGGTATGAAATGACTAGATTTAGCATGAGAGAACGCAAACGAAAGAGTAAGGATAAGTTTAATGGACATATTTGAAAACACATCTAACACATTAGAAATCGAAAGATTTAAAGCCAAGATTAGAGAAATCTGGGCAAGGATGTTAGATGAAAGTTATGACCAAGTACATGATGAAAATGATGAAGACTGTCCTTCAAGAGAAGAGTACATGGCTATGAATGCTTTAAAGTTTGCAGATGAACCAGAGCCTGAAACAGAATTAGATTCTCTTATGGATATGCTAGATAGCATGATGGAAGAAGATGAAGAACTAGAAAGTGTTAAATCAGAAGGTAAAGCACCTACTTATGGCACATCTAATC